GTCGAAGCCCCCGTGGTTGATATGACCGGGGAAGGTGACGCTGTTGTCGAGAAGCAAGAAGGCGCGGAAGGTGACAAGCCAGCCGCAGCAAGTGCCGATCCTGAAGCGGGTCTTTCCGACGAGGACAAGCTGAAGCTGAAGGGTGTGCACATCGAAGATCTGGACGTCCAGCCGGTAGCGGCAGACCCAGTAGCATCCAAGGAGCCAGCGGTTGATCCTGCTGCCCCTGTGGAAAAGAGCGCAGAGAGTGAACTGGATCTGGCGGGCCTGTTGGCATCGTTCAAGTCTGAGGTTCTGGAGGCTGTAAGCGGAGTACGGTCTGAGGTGGAGGCACTGAAGCAGTCCCAAGGCGAACTCACCGACAAGGTGAAGTCTGCCGAGGAAGTTGCAGAAGCCGCACGCAAAGCCGTTAAGGGCATTGTTCCGTCGAATAGCGACGCCGGGGATCGTATTCCCGACGAGTCGCTAGGCACGCGTCGACGCAATCGGAAATCCGATGGCGATAACGACGAGAGTGCCTGGGGCGGCACTGCACTCGACCGGATCGTTGGCGACTTCCGATAGTTAGCTGACCCCAAAAAACTTGAGCATCCAGATTCTTAGGAGCAAATGATGGATAACCAGACTCTCATGCAGAAAGCAGACTGGGCCGTCAGCGACCTCGATTCCACCGGGGGTAAGCTGAACGACGAACAGGCGAACGCTTTCATCAGAAAGCTGCTTGTGCAGCCGACGATCCTGCAACAGACGCGTACTGTGACAATGTCCAGCCCGCAGCGACAGATCAACAAGATCAACTTCGCCAGCCGCATCCTGAAGCCAGCCGTGAGCAACACTGCTCTGTCCGCTGGTGACAGATCGGCACCCACGACCGAGCAGGTCCTGCTGACCACGAAAGAGGTGATCGCCGAAGTGCGTCTGCCTTACGACGTGATCGAGGACAACATCGAGCGCGGTAACATCGGCGCCCGCACCGACACTGGCGGGTCTGCGACCAGCGGTGGCATTCGCGACACGATCATGACTCTGATCGCAGAGCGGGCCGCACTGGACCTCGAAGAACTGGCACTGCTGGGCGACACCGGTTCCGGCGATCCCTACCTCGCGCTGCTCGACGGGTGGCTGGTACAGGCAACCACCAACGTGGTCGACCTTGCCGGTGCCGCGATCAGCAAGGACACCTTCAAGCAGGGAATGCAGGCAATGCCTGACCAGTACCTGCGGAACCGTGCCGCGATGCGCCACTTCATCTCCGTGGACAACGAGATCGGCTACCGTGATTCCCTGGCGAATCGCGAGACCGCACTCGGCGACGCGCAGATCCAGGGCATCTCTCCGGTCTACGGTTTCGGTGTTCAGCTTGACCCGGTGTCTCTGATGCCTGCAGCCAATGGTCTGACGACCAACCCGCTGAACTGCATCTTCGGCATCCAGCGCGACATCCACATCGAGACTGACAAGGACATCTCCAGCCGTGTGTACATTATCGTGCTCACGATGCGGATGGACTTCAAGTACGAGGAAGAAGAAGCAGTCGTGAAGTACACCAACCTCGGCTAAGGCTGAGCGCGGTAACAGTTAGAACCTCGGGGTGAGGTGTTAAGGGCAAGACGCAGTCCTCCCTTTTCGTGTCCTTCCCCATGAAGATGCCCGACAGCATCGTTGACCCCCGAGGTTCTTCCTATTTGGTCCTGTCCAATTGATTGGACGAAAAATGGCGAGGGGCCGGTAACCTTCGCAGCAACAAGGGCGTAAGGAGAACCGACATGCCTACGGAAAATCCGTTTAAGTTTCTCGACGTGCACACCAACAAAGGTGCTGCACACATGGTTGCGGGTCAAGCCATCGGGCAAGGCCAGCCAGACGTTCAATCGTTTGTTACGAGCGGTGTATTCACCGACCGTGAAACCCTGACCATCGGCAGCGATGTGTATCAGTTGGTTGACTTGTCGACTGACAGTACCGTCGACGTGCTGACCTTCTGGAACAACACCGACGTGGTGGTCACAC